ATGGCAACATTTAAAGTAGTAGTATTTGACAAACGTTCTGATGGGTTTTATTCAGTTTTCATCCGTATTACTCAAAATCGGAAGAAAACTCATGTAAAGACCGACAAAGTGGTAAACGATAAGGGCGTAGTGAAGGGCACGAAAGAGGTGAAAGATTCTTTCGTGCTGGAGTCATGTATGGCTACCATCAACAAATGGGTAGAAAAGCTAAACAAGGTTGATAGTAAAGACTGGACTGTAATACAGGTAAGAGACTATCTTTTAAATTCAGATCAGGAACTGAGTTTTTCGGACTTTGCTCGGAGTTATATTAATTCATTATACGATGAGCTGCAAGAAGGTTCAATAAGGACTTATGCTAACTCATTACAAAGTTTGGAAAAGTTTGCAGGAAGTCAAAAGATTCTCTTTTCCCAGCTAACTGTTCCTTTTGTAAACTCATGGTTGGATAGTCTTTCTGGCTATCGCTCATGTAAGAGCACCTATCCGATATTTATTAAGAAAATATTCAAGGAGGCTTTGAAACGCTATAATGACTATGATTCAGACCAGATACTGATAAAAAATAACCCTTGGGAAAGAGTCAATATAGCTAAGAAGGATATAGCTAAGAAGAAAGCTATTACCATGGAAGAATGTCGGCAGTTGTTTGGCATTTTTACTGAGAATGGAAATCTGCAATTTACACTAGATGTCTGCAAAATGATATTGTGCCTGGCCGGAATCAATGTAGCAGACTTATATAAAATGCAGAAGACAGATTATTATGATGGCATCTTGCATTATGAGCGTAAGAAAACTAGGACTAAGAGAGCCGACAAAGCATACATAGAAATGAAGGTTCCTGATATGCTGTTGCCAACGATAGAGAAATATCTAGCCCCTAAAGATGATCCCTATCTTTTTACATTTCATAATAAGTATGCCAGTTTTCACTCTATGGACACAAATCTGGACTTCTTCTTGCGTAAGATATGCAAGGAACACTTGAATATGGAAGAGGGTTACTATAGCCCTTATACTTTTCGCCATACTTGGGCTACCATAGCGCAGAATGATCTGGGAGCCAGCTATGAAGAGATAGGCTTTGCTCTGAACCATATAAGTACCCACAAGATTACCATGGGCTATGTGAAACCTGATTTCTCCAGAGCATGGGAATTAAATGAGAAGGTAGTGGAGAAGATATTTTTCACTAATGACAAGAGCAAACGCCTGGAGGAGCATCATCTGCCTGTATTTGATAAGGTAGAGGAAACATTTGAGTTGTCTGCTGATGCTTACTTCATGGGTGAAGTTGTGGCTCATGTGGATGGCAAGGGCTACAAGAACACAGATGAGATAATAGAACAGCTCATGGCCAGCATAAATGATACGGTGCCTACAAACTGCACGATACAGATTAAGGTGAAGAATATCACCAAGGACCAGACGAAGTACTTTGAACGAGTCAGGGACATAAAATAGCTATTTTGTGTTAATACAGATTAAAATTGACCCAATATAAGTTAAAATAGAGCGTTTTTGCTCGATAACCAAGTCAAGGGTAGTCTTCTCTAAAGTTGAAGAAAATTTAGAGAGGCTACCCATTTTTTATAATTAGCCATTATTAACAATTTTGAGATTTTTGATGTTGATAGTGGTTTCTTGTTTCTCAAATTTCTCTTCCAACTGCATGAAAGATTCCTCCACAGATAAGTTTCTGGATTCATCATTATTGAACGATACAGACTGGAGCTTTGGAGCCACGTATGGAAGGAACTTTGCCACCATCGCCAGACGTCCGGCAGGCTCTTTAATCTGCATGAGATCAGTGAAGAGGGAATACTTATTCTCATTGATGCCATTGATGTAGCCAGTAAGAGCATCACGGAGGCTTTCACGCACACTTTTAGTTACCTTGTTAGGTGTTCCGGCCTTGCGTCCGCCAGTCTTCTTCCTCTTTGGCTTCGGCTCATTATTATTTTCTTGTTTTACTGCCATATTCTATTGATTTTTAATGTTTACTGATAGTTTTCGGGTGCAAATATAGAAAAAAAATACGAAACTTGGTGTTCAAGTTGCGGAACTTATCACAGATAGGTAAGAAAAACGCATTACTTTTGAAGTAATTTAAACATTAAAATTCGAATTTTATGGGATTAATAGGAAAAATTGCCAAAGGGCTTAAAGGCTCTGCTGGCGGACTTTTAGGTGGTGCAATCACTGCTGTAGGCGGTTCCTTAGCGGCCAGAGCTAGGAACCAAGGATATAATGAATTTATCAAGATGTATCAAAACCGCATGCAGCAGGTGAAGGATCATCGTGACAACTTGTATTATCAGGACCCTACTCAATCTGCGGAAAATCAAGTAGCCGTAACCAATGCCCAGAAGGTATTGGATAATGCAACAGAGACCGCAAAGAATACTAATATTGTTAGTGGCGGTTCTGATGAAGCGGTTGCGCTCAGTAAACAGGCTGCCCAGGAGCAGGTGGGTAATATCATGCAGCAGGCGGCCGTGCAAGGTGCTCAGAACAAAGAAAATGTGTGGAATACTGCTGATTCGCAGATAGACACGATGACTAACTATATTGCTGCAGCCAAGAAGGAAAAGGCTCTTTCGACTGCTCAGGGTATCACGGATGCCACTGGTGCATTGGCTGGAGCTGCAAGTAAATTGCCTATTTAAGGAAGGAGGTAATTATGGGATTTACATTAGATGATTTAACTCCTAAACGCCCGGCTACTGCCGTTACTCCTATTACTAATTTCCCTGATGATAATGCGGTGAAGCCGGAGTTTGCAGTACCAGTTCAGACAACTAATACAGAACCGGGAAAGGGTACAGCCATAGATACGACCGGTATTACTAAGAATGGTGGCAAGGAATCTTTTGCCCAGCAGCCAACCGAGGAAGTTACCAAGGTGGAGCCTAACCAGGGTATCAAGATTGACTGGAGCAGACCTTATGCCGAGATAGAACAGAATCCTATCTTGCAGCAGATGAAGCCTTATGACATCATGCGAGATTACCAAAAGAATGGTGATGGAAACTGGTCTGTCTTCATGCCATGGCTCAATACTCTGGGTGATGGAGATAAAACCGTAGCTGCCAATGAAGCCTTGAAGAAGAAAGCGGAGAGGCAAGCCAAAATGGAGCAATGGAGCAATTTCCTGATGCACTTGGGTAATTTCTTTGGTACGGTTCAAGGTGCGCCATCGCAGAAGATAGAATCTGCACAAGAGCTTACCGACCGCCAGCGCAAGATCAGGGAGGCTACTGAGGCTCTTCGTGCCAAGGGATATAACCAGATGATGGTGAATATCTATAAGGACCGTCAAGACAAACAGGCACAGATGCAGGCAGAGGCTGCTGCAAAGGCAAATGATGCCCTGGCTGCTTATCGTGGTTCACAGAAGAATCAGACGGATGCTCTTACTCCTGTAAAGGTTCAGACGGAGAAGGAGAGAGGCAATGCTGCTGCTGCACAGGCTGCACTTAGTACATCGAAGAAGAAGACTGAGGATGCTTTGAGAGGTAAGAAGGGAAAATTACTTGATGCTCAAACTAATAATGCCAATGCCGGAGCTGCTGATCATAATGCTAGCGTTAACGTGAAGGGTGCGCAAGTTAGGCATATCAATTCGCAAACAGAGGGACAGAATCAGAGGAATGCCAACCAGAAAGAGGCTGATGATTTCAACACCAGGTATGTGAACGACCCTGTTTTCAAGAAACATGTAAACCAGTGGGCCATGAATAATGGTATGGCTATCGGTGGTAATGATGGCCGAGGTGGCACTTGGGCGAATGAAAAGAATCGCCAGCAGGCTTCTAGATGGGCAAAGGCTAAGATGAAGTTAGACCGGACTCCTCCTTCTCGTAGAGGTAGAGGTGGCAGTAAAGTACCTCCTTCACGTAGAGGCGGCAGTAAGGTTCCACCATCAAGGAGAAGAAAGTAACTGATTATTAATCAAAAAAATAAGATAAGGTATGTTTGACGAGCAAGACAGACAATATTTTTATAATGAGTTCAAGAACAATGGCTATGAAGTAGGTAGCTATGATGACTTCAAAAAGGACTTGAACAACGAGGAAGATCGTAACTGGTACTACAATGAGGCCAAGAACATGGGGTATGATGTGGGAACACAGGCAGACTTTGACAAGATGGTGCTGGAGCCAGCTCCATCTACTTCTGGTGGTGGTAAGCAGGTAGATGCTTCTGCTACGACTCAGAGTGTAGAGCAGAAGGCTTCTACTGAGACTAAGCCGCAGGTGGCTCAACCAGCAAAGAAGCAGGAAACAACAGACAAGGATCCTGGTCTTATAGCAAAAGTTTTGGATATGATTCCTACTGGTGTTCAGATGAGCAACGGAACATATCAGCCATCACCAGAGATTCCTCAGCCGGTTGTAAAAGGTGAGGAAATGCCAGTGAAGGAAGAAACTTCTTCTTCATCATCAGCTAATGCGGCTTCTCCTGAATCTAAAGAGGCGGCTCCTGTTACGACTCCAACCGGTGTGGTGAATAATGAGGGGTTGATGGATGCCAAACTTGCCAACTATATTGAGGACTGGAAGCAGAGACCGGATAAGCAGAGTACTTACTTTGAGAATTTGGTTGCCGACTTGTTGGCTGATGGTACTGCCAATAGCAATGAGGAGGCTGTGAATATGGTGATGCCTGCTTTGCACAGATATGCCAATCGCTCTGCCATGGACGTTACCAACCAGGTAGTATCTTCTTTGCCTGATGATACTGTGCAGGATGCAGAGAAGAGTATTGAAGCGCAATGGTATAGCCATGGCGTGCAGGATAAGTTGAAGCAGGAGGCATATAACATGGGTATCAGCTATGATGACTATGTGGGACTGTTCTTGAAGCCAGCTATGGTACAGAGTCTGGTGAACAAATATGGTCCGAATTATCGCAATATAGCCGAGGGCATCGCAACACGCCTCTATTCTCACGATGAGAATGTACAGGACAGACTGATGAATCAGGACATCAATGATGCGCTTTCTAGCGTTATCAGTAAGTATGTGAATCCATCTGTAGTGGATGAGTACAACAAGGCCCAGGAGGCAGGCAGTAAGGCATTTACGGAGGGAATGGAAGGAAGCCAGTTTATTCCGGCTAATCTTCGTCTGGGTACAGCACTTGGTGCTCAGTATGAGGCAAACGAGGCCAAGGATCCTGCAAAGGTGCTTTCTAGTTTGCAGAAGAAGTTTGGCAGGCTCTACCGGAATCCGGAGTTCCTGAATGATATGAGCAATGCGGCATTTAAGGTGATGCAGCGATATGGCTTGAATGGCACTCAGAGTAGTGATCCTAAGCAGTTCAAGCCGATGATCAATTCTGTTCTTAAGAATGAACTCGACCAGCTAGAGATTAAGGGTATGATGCCTAAGGGTAGTGCTGAGTACATCATGAAGACTGGTTTGGGTAACACTATTGTGGGTAAGATTACTCGCAAGGCTGTTCAGACGGACTACCAGAACTGGCTGGAGAATATTGCCAATCAGCAGTATCAGCCTGGCTTCTGGGAGAATGTGGCTAGTGGTGCTCTGACCTTTGCAGGTGATGCCTGGAGTTATTGGCTGCCGGGTGCCGCGGGGGGCAAGTTGACTAAGAGCATGATAGCCAAGGCAGAGGGTAAACTGGCTGGTGACCTCATGGCTAAGGGTATGGAGCGCAAGATGGCTGAGCGAGCTGCCAAGGTGCTTATCGGTAAGAGTAAGGCCGAGGCTTTGAGGAGTGGAGCCGCGCATGGTGCTGTTACCTTTGGCGGTCAGTCTGCAATCTCGAAGCCTATTGATGAGATTTATCGTACAGGTCAGTTCGATGAGAATGGCAAGATTTACAATCCTTCCGTGGGTAAGGTTATTGCCAACACTTTGGGCGAAGTGGCTAAACAGAGTGCCGTAGGTGCTATCATGCAGGGTGGAACCATCGCTAACATGGTAGGTAAGGGCAGAGGCTTAGCTACCAATATTCTTGCTGATGTTGGTGGTAAGGTTGCGGATTCCGGTATTATGACCGGTCATCAGATGCTGGAGCGTATGGCGCAGGATCCGAACTTCAAGCCTACCGGTAAGGATGCTGCCGAGAGTTTCTTAGAGAGCATGGCGAACCTTACTGCAATCGGCTTGCCGGGCATGGTGGGCAAGTATGCTCGATTCAAGGACGCAAGGGAGTTTAACAAGAAGTTTGACTTCTCTGATCAGGATATTGCCGAGTTGAAGAGATTCGGCTATGATGGTCTTCGTGATGCTTTTGAGAAGATGGGCATCGGGGAGTATGCTGTGGTTGGTGAGAATGCTCAGCGACTTGATGGGCAGTTAACCCAGAAGTATATGGACCTGATGAACGACAAGAGCGTGCCGGAGGTGTTGAAGGCTAAGATGATGGCAGTTGTAGAAGGCAAACGCCCTTCTTCTTTCTCGCCTGTTGTAGATTCCATCATCGTGCAACCGATGGATAATGATGGCAAGGTTTATCTCGAAACCTTAAACAAGAATGGCGGTATTGTTGAGAGAAAGGAGTTTGCTTCTCTTGATGAGGCTCAGAAGGCAGATAAGAAACTGGAGTATGAGAAGACTCTTGGTTTGGCTTCTGTGCTGGAAGGTGAGTTCCACAATGAGTTTACGCAGGAGCATCTTGATGGCTTATACAACAAGGCAGCCCAGAAATACAATATGGGTGAGAAATTGACAGATGAGGATAAGGCAGCGGTTTACCTTCATCAGAATGCTGGTGCCATCAAGGAGATCATGGATAAGCAGCAGAAGGGTATTATCCTTACTGATGAGGAGCAGAAGCAGGTTAATGCCTATCGTCATTATTATGACAGTGCTTTGGAGAACAGTTCTGTGATGAGGGAGTTTGTCAATACGTTTGAGGATTCCCATGGTGTGGCGCGCGGTACACTTCGTAAGGCTTTGGAGTCGAAAGATAAGAAATATGCACCTTTGGTTGAGTCTTATCTTAAGGAGCTTTACAATTCCATTGAACTGAAACGTGAAATGAAGCAGATAGAGGATGATAAAAAACGTATAGAGCAGGGCGATGTTGATGGCGCAAAACCAGCTACTCCTGTTGAGGGACCTACTCCTGTTGAGGGACCTGCTTCTGTAGAGGGTTCTGCTAGTAATCAGGAGCCTCCAGTTTCAGAGGAACCTGCTCCATATCAAGACCGTACCAACTCCATACCAACTCCGAGTGATGCAGAAGTTGCTGCAAGCCCTGCAAACTCTGCTGCTGAGGGTGCAGTAAATGAGCCTAAGATTGCAAGCTCTGATGCTTTTGTTATGGGACAGAATGCCTATAAGAATGGGGATTCTGAGGCTTTGCAGGCTATCGACTATAATAGTGATTTAGCTACAGGACGTTTGAAGCGTGCTTTTGCTGAGAATGAGAAGATGCCTGATATTGTAGCCAATGCCTATAGCGAAGGTAAAGATATGGATCTGTTTGTTGCTCAGCGTGCCGGTAGTCTGACACCGGCACAGAAAGATGCTATCAGTAAGTATGTAGAGGCAATGGATGCCAAGAAGGGTGCTATTGATGCTCTGCAGCATGCTGATGATGGCTATGGTGAGGCGTTGAAGCAGCAGCTCTGGCCATACCAGACGGAAGACGGAAACATCGTGCCAGCTACTCTGGATAGCGGAAAACAGGTCTTCCTGAAGAAGGCTAACGAATATGGTGGAGCCTTTGTTGTCGTTCCAGATGAGCAGGGACAGCCTACAATTAAGCAGGTATCTAATGCCGAGATTAAAGAGGTGGGCACTCCTGTTTCTCTTGATGAATACATCGATAATACGGTGGCTCAGCAGAAGGATGCAAGAGCGCAGCAGTTTATCAGCCAGTTTGATGGTAGTGGCTTGAAGCCGAATGATCAGGTAACAGTTGCCATGGAGGAGGGCGATGCTAATATCAACATGACCTTTGCCGGATATAGCAAGGACGGAAAGATTGTACTTACTGATGGTAAGGATTATCTTCCTTTGTCTAAAGAAGAGTTTGCAGCATGGCGCAAGAATGCGCTCGACAACACAATCAATGAGCATTTGGATGCCGAGGACGATGAACGTGAGCAGAAAGCAGCTTCTCAGGCTGAGGCTGATAAGAAACAGCGTTATGCCAATGGCATCGTGGGACTGAGCGAGGGCCAGCCGGACTATTCTTCTAATGATACAGATCCAAATGTGGCGGCTGAGTATCTGCAGGAGCAGTTTGGGGAAGACCATGGCCAACTTTTGAATCTGGTTAATGGCAGCCGTGATGACATAAAAACGCAACTTGCCAACAAGAGAAAGGCTGCTATTGAATATCAGAACTGGCTTGATACCAATGCCGATCTTGACCCGGAAAAAGCTAAGAATGTGGAGGATGAGTTGAGTCTGGTTAATGAGCAGATTGCTGATCTTGATGCTCGTTTCAAGAACTGGAATACTATCCGCAACAGTGTGATGACTCCTGATGAGGTGAAAGCTATGAAGGAGGAGCGCAAAGCTGAGGTAGAGAAGGCTGGTGTTGATGAATCAGCCATCGTGCCATCTGATGATTTCCATGTGCTCGTACTTGAAGATGAAGAATTGAAGAAGCAATATCCAACTATGGATGAGGCTACCGACTATATTACTTCTCAGCGCAAAGACCTCTATCATACCCAGGAGGATGTGGAGCGCAAGATAAATGGTGTGAATGATATGCTGAATCAGTATATCAATGGTGAAACAGAGCTGGACCCTAGCCAACTTATGGAATTGAATACTACAAAGGCTCAACTGGAGGCCCTGCAGACTAATTTGTCTGTTGCTGCCAAGGGTTTGAAGGCTCAGGCTAATAAACTCAGCAGACTCTACAAAACGGAGGTTAGCAAGCAGGAAATGGAGAAACTGGGCATGACACCTTCAGAGCAACGCAAGGCATTGGTGGCTGATGCGCTGAAGAAGAACGATATGAATGCTATCCATGAAATATATAAGGATGCTTCCGTTGATGTGATGGACTTAACTCCTCAGACTCTCGAAGAGGCTGTGTCAGAGTCTTTGTTTCCTCATAGCTTGAATCCAGAATCTCTTCAATATGAGTTGGGCAAGAGCAATTTTAAGTTTGGTATTGGCAAGGGGTATGATTCTAATAAGTTCAATTATCTTATTGCCAAGAAAGGAACCGGTATGTCGGTTAACGAATTTGCCGTGAGAGTATATAATGACCTTCCTGTAAACTTGCAGGATATGGGATATACCGACCAGGATGTTCGTAATGCCCTTCTTGATATGTTCAAATCTTATGACAGCGTGAAGGAAATGAGAAATGTGGCTCTGATGAACCGCATAGCTGCTGCAGAAGATGAACTTTCAAGCGAGGAAGAGTATTACGAAGCACAAAAAGAGCGAGAAATTATCGAAAGACAGGCAGAAATAGAGAAATATAAATCGTATATTCACGAAAAAGAGTTATCTTTGCCGTCTGAAAGCGAACTTGATCACATCAATGGACTTGAATTTGACCGTATGATGGAGATTGAGGATCGTGAACGAGAGTACAAACAATATGTTAAATCAATTTTACCAGAATTAGCTGATTATGATGACAGAAGCAATGAAGAAAGATATGGAGGAGGCAGTAGCCTGGGTAGCGACTCTTCACGGAGAGGAGTTGATGAAGGAAATAGCCAAGGCGAAGAAGTTGGTAACGGAGAAGCATCTTCTGAGTCCGAGATTGGAGAAGGCTCTGATAGCGGACGCAAAGGGCGACAAGAGACTGGCAGCATGGAACCTGGCGAAGGCTCAGCTGTTCGAGGCTCACATCTACCGCAAGAAGCATCCTTCGGAGAACGTTTAAAGAGTGCCATTGCCGAAACTGAGACCGAACCTACAGAGGCTCAGAAGAAGGCTGGCAATTACAAAAAAGGTCATTTGTCCTTTGGTGGCTACGATTATACCGTAGAAACACCAAAGGGCGTGACTCGCAGCGGTAAGGACGAGCAGGGTAAGCCTTGGAGCGTGACCATGCACGATACTTATGGCTATATTCTTGGTAAAATTGGCGTTGATGGTGACCATATTGATATGTTCATCAATGATGCTGCAGACCTTGATACTTTTGTTGGTAACGTTTATGTTGTTGACCAGGTGAACCCAGAGACTGGTGAGTTTGACGAGCATAAGGTGATGTATGGCTATCCTTCTGAGGAGGCTGCTACAGAGGCTTATCTTGCCAACTACTCCAAGGGCTGGAAGGGACTTGGTAAGGTTACTGCTGTGCCTAAGGCAACCTTTGACAAGTGGCTGGAGTCTTCTGACCGCAAGACTAAGCCTTTTGCGGAGTATGCTATGGTACAGAAGGAACAGGCGAAATTTGACCGCGATGTGAAGGAGGTGAAGCCGGAGAATCTGACTGAGGCGCAGAAGGTGGCTTATGATGCTGTATCTACTATGCTTAAGAAGGCTGGCATCCCTGTGAAGGTTGTTAGCAATGAGTATATGGAGAAGGTGGCTGAGGCGCAGGATAACCTGGCAGTAGAAATGCTTTTGAATGATCCTCGTCTTCGCTTCTATATCAAGACTCCTGAGCAGAAGGAGGCGGCCAAGGCTGCTTATGACTGGGCTGCAAAGAACAGACCGGACAAATTTAAGCAGTATGCCATCGTAAATATGGATAATCCGAACGAACCTCCTCAGTACTTTGAGAAGAAGGACTTAGCAGAGAAGTGGCGCAAGTACTATACCAATGCCTGGAAGATAGGAAACTACAAGGCATTTAATCTGAATAAGCCATTTGAGGAACAGATCAAGGACGTAAAGGGTGATGTTCCTAGTGAGTTTGACCCTTATAAGGCAGAATCTCTGCTCAATAAGAGAATCGAGTTAGAGAAGCAGATTAAAGAAACCGAGGATTCCTATAATGCCAAGAAGAAAGAGCGCGCAGAGTATCAAAATCAGTTAATGCAGGACTATATGGATCAGCATGGCTTATCTTCTGAGAACGATATTCCAGATGATGTTTGGACTGACTACAGGGATAAATCCTTTGAAAAGTATCAAGATACACTTGATGACTTGTTCCATAAGTATGTTGAGTTAGATAATCAGTTGAAGGCTGTTGCTGAGCCTGGAGTGCAGTATTTGAAGGGTAAGGGTGTGGTTTATGGCTACACTGATGGCAAGCAGATTGTGCTGAACCAGGAGCATCTGAATCCTAATACTCCTATCCATGAGTACCAGCATCTTTGGCGTACTGCTGCTAAGGAAATGAATCCGGAACTTATAGAGCATGGTGATAAACTCATCATGCAGACCCAGCTATTTGCCGATTTGAAGCAGGATCCCAACTATAATCATCTGACAGATGAGCAGATTTGCGATGAGGCTTTTGCTCGTTTGACCGGTGAGGACGGAGCTGCCATCCTGGAACAGATGGCTAAGGATGCAATCAAGGAGAATCCGCTTGATACAGCCAAGGAACTGAGTGTTATCAATAAGTTGAAGGAGTGGCTGAAAAAATTCTGGTATTGGACTCTTGATACATTTACGAAGTGGAAGCCTGAGGACATTAAGAAAATGACCTTGGAGGATATTCGTAATCTTGTGTTGAGAGACTTGGCGAATGGGGTGGATCCACGTACTAAACTTCATGAGGCAGAGAATGTTGATGACATCAAGTTTATGGGTTCTACTACCAAGAAACGTATGAAGGACATTTCTACACAACTAGAAGGTAGAGAACTTGATGAAGCTCAACAGGCAGTTGCTGATGTTTATTCTGGGAAAAAGGATAATGTATCATTAACCGTGGAGCGTGAAGATGGAAGCAATAAAATCATCATGCGCCAAGGAAATGATAATCATGCAGGAACAAAGCATAGCGTATTCCGTCATTATGGTGTAAAAGCTAATTCTTTAAATGTTGATGATTTGTTGCTGATTCCTACAGTATTAAAAGAAGGTGAACGCAAAGTAAGCGATAATGGCAGAGTTGCCTATGTTTATGTAGATCCAACTTCACAAGTAAAATATACTGTAGTAACAGAACCAAAGAATAACAAGGAATATTTTAATGATTTCTATTCAAATAAAAAAGCAAATCCATCAGAGACGTCTAGGGTAGTTGAAAACTCCACAAACACTCCCGAAGGAGCACATAACAATGATGGAAATGCTTTTACGGCTGCAAAGGTAGATAATAATTCTGAAACCACCAAGGGAAATGATGGAAATTTATCTGTGGAGGATAAAATTAAGGCTGTATCTCAGCAATTTGGTGTAGATGAGGCAGATGTGGCGATGTATGCCAATGCTATTAAGAAGGGTTCTACATCTGAGGCTGCACGTGCCAGAGCCAATATCAAACGCCATTTGTTGCAGGCAAATGAAGATAAAATTTCCTCTTTCAAGGAACTTCTTAAGTACACCGTGCCTGTAAATGAAGCCTTGAAGGAGAACTTTGGTGACGTTGATGCCATGATAGAGGAGCGCAAGCAGCAGATGGAGGCGCAGCGTAACGCCATGGAAGCCGCTAGAAAGAGAGCAGAGGAAGAGGAAGCCAAGCGACAAAAGCACTTGGAGGAACTTTCTGTGATTCCTGATGATCAACTTGACAAGCAGTATATGGATGCTCTTGCCAAGGGTGATGATGCTACAGCCAGGGAAATGCTTGATGAGGCTGCTAGACGCAAGGGCTATGATGATACCGAAAGCGCATACCAAGGTGTAGGTGCATGGGCTGCACCGGGAAACCCTGGATATGAAAGCGACAAGGCGAGACGTGACGATTGGGAATCCAGTGGCTCGGATGTAAACCTGGAGGATATTGCCTTGGGCTATACTCCTCAGCCAGACGATTACTTCTCTCATCCTGAGCGTTATTCTCAGAACACTCCTCATGGATTGGAATCAGTGAAAGCTATCAATACGGCTATTGATGCTATTAAGAATGGCGAGAAGGATGTTAAGGTGAAGGTTTATCGTGCCGTTCCTACTTCCGTGAAGGAAGGCAAGTTGCGTAATGGTGACTGGGTTACTCCTTCTAAGAAATATGCCGAAATGCATGGAACGAACCGACTGGAAGGCAAATATCGTATCATTGAGGATGAGGTGCCAGCAAACCAACTGTGGTGGGATGGTAATGACGCAAACGAGTTTGGCTTTGATGATGGCAAGGCGTATAAATATAAGAATGCCAAGAACAACAGAAAGTTGAACGACCTTGTTACCTATGATGATAATGGTGACGTTATTCCTCCTTCTAAGCGTTTCAATTCTCGCAAGAGCGATATTCGCTTCATGTTTGCTGGAGAAAAGGGAGCTGCTGAGGCTGATAAGGCTGATGAGCAAACTATCCGCATGGATAACCTGGATGTGGCTAAGCAGATGGAAGATGAAAAAAAGGATCCCAAGATTATCAAGATGGCTACTGGTTGGGAGAAAGGCGTGGATGGCAAGTGGAGATACGAAATGCCGGATGCCAAGATAAAGGACACCATCGATGTAGGTGGTGGAAATATCGTTAAGCGTTTCGAAGAGGATATGCTTTGGACTGATGGTAAGTTGGAAGATGCTGTAGATGCGCCAAAGCTTTTTGAGGCTTATCCTCAGTTGAAAAATATTAAAATCCATACTGATGCAGTAATGAATGACATGCCTTCAAATGGGGAATACAATCCACAAACAAAGACTATTACCATTCATGCGGATGAATTAAAGTATCTGAATAGCATTCTGAATCATGAAATTCAGCACGTAATTCAGCGTGAAGAGGGGTTTGCGCATGGTGGCACACCCGAGCAGGTGGAGAGAGATTTCAATGCAGCTAAGGCTGAATGGAAGGCACGTTCCTATGCCTTTGAATTGGAAGAGAAAGCCAAGGAAATGGGTGGTGAGTATAATCAATCTGCTGTAGAGAAAGCTCTTATCCAAGAATATAAGGACATGGATATGCCTGAGTTCATTCCTGACAAGGAAACCCGAATTAAGGGATTCAACTACTTCGCACGCGGTTATGCAGACAGGAGTATGGATGATGCCATTAAGCGTTTCCGTTTGGATAGATTCCAACGTACAGACTTTGATTCTTACCAAGAATATAGAAAGTTGGCAGGTGAGGTTGAGGCTCGTAACGTGGAGAAGCGTTTGGGTATGACCGATGAGGAGCGCAGAAACTCGTTAGCTTCTGAGACGGAGGATGTGAACCGTGATGAGCAAATCGTGATGAATGGTAATGATGCTAGCTATAGCATCGTGAAAGACCCTGAGACCATCAAGAAGCTGGATAAGGAAGATACGGTGAAGGTTTATCGTGCCATGCAGGTAGGCGAGGATGGAAAACTCTATCCACCGATGGCTGCAAAGGTGAAGGGCAAGTTTGTAGAACCTATCGAACTCGGTAAGTGGGAACAGGCAGATGAGCGACCAGAACTTGCTGATGATAAGGGTATGTTTACCCTCAACAAGGGTAATGGTAAATCGCTTAAGGCTGCTTACAATCCTTACCTTCATACTTCTCGCACTCCACTGAATGACCAGTTTAGCGAGGCTCAGAATCGCCCTAACATCGTAACCGTGGAGGTTGAGGTGCCAAAGAGCGAGCTGACGAGTGGCTACAAGGCTGATAAAGCCAAGGATGCCGTGGGTGAAGTAGAGTGGAAGGCTGGTATCATCCAAGGACAGCTGACTGGCAAGCGCAAAGTGGTGCTTTCTCGTTGGGATAAGCCTGTGCGTATCGTGCCTGACAGCGAGGTGGCTGATGTTATCGTCAATGATATGTTCAAGGGCAAGAATATCACTATGCCTTCGAATGTGGTTACTCCAAGTCTGAGAAAAGAGTTGGAGAAGCGAGGTGTGCCGTTTGTAGAGACCGATAACAGAGGCAGAATCGTAGGAGGCGAGAATGATGGGGTGCATTATTCCAAGGTGTACGGTAAAAATGCGCAATCTCCTGTCTTGGAGCAGAAGTTGAAGAAGCACCCTGATTCTCTGATGAAGGCTGGAACCTACTTTAGCGGTGGTGGACTGGTAGAGGAAGGTTTGAAGGGTATCATCGACCCAGTGGTGGCTGTGGAATATGACCGGCAGATAAGTGGCGTGTATCGCAATAACTTCGGGCAGCATATTGTAACTGCTGACGTGAGAGACGTGGATCCGAAGGAACTGGTGAAGCATATTGATGGTGAGGTTGAGTATTTCCATGCTTCGCCTGTATGCAAGAACTATTCGCAGGCCAAAAGTAATAGTGGAGAGGTGGAACTTGACAAGGAGACTGCCAAGAGTACTGCCGACTTCATTGATGCCGTGAAGCCGCGAGTGGTGACTATCGAGAACGTGAAGGGTTACAAGGACTCTGAGGCGATGAAGATTATCACCAAGTCACTTGATAAGAATGGCTATACATGGGATTCTGATGTGTATAATGCCGCAGACTATGGTGGCTATACCAGCAGGGAGCGACTGATTGTTAGAGCCGTGAAGGACGGAGAACTACCTGAAAAGCCAAAGAAGCAACCACGTAAGGGTGGATGGCTAGAGGCTGTGGAGGATATTCTTCCTACTTTGAAGGTGAAGGAAAGCGGTGTGGCTCCATGGATGGATGCCAGACTGAAGGTTGATGGTATCGACTGGCAGAATGTGGAGAAGCCTCTTTACGTAATGGGCAGTGCCTATGCCGATGGCAAAATTCCTCATGCCTATGGGGATGAGATTCTGCCTACGCTGAGAACCAAGAGTGGTGATGTAATCATCATGCCGGGTGGAAAGGTATTGCGTGCAGATGGCAGGGTATTGGCTAGGATTACCGGACTGGACGATGACTATAAATTGCCTAAGACGGAATCTTTGGCCCACACCATCATTGGCAATGGTATTCCGGTGCAGTTGACTCAGGGCGTGATTGCTCCTCTGCTGAATAAGGATGACTTGTCGGGCAGAAATGTATTGGCACGACTTGGAAGCTCTATCTTCAAGAACAACTGGAATGCAGACAAGCAGAAACAAGTGAGCGACCGGGTAGTGAACACTGCCAACAAACTGGGTGGTGCTGAGGCTACAGTTTACACTTCTGTGGATGAGGTTCCAGATGCTTATCTGAGTGATGTGAAGAATGGGGCTACCGGATGGTATGACCCTACTACGCATACTGTTCATGTTTATCTGCCTAACTGTGCTGATGCCAACGAGGCTGAGAGAACGGTGCTTCATGAAAAGATAGGCCATGAGGGTATGGAAGTACTTCTTGGTGGCGAAGATGGTGTGAGAAAGTTCGCCAACTTCGTTTATCGTTCCGTAGGTAAGGATGTTCGAGGCAAGATTATTGACTTTGCCAACAAGTATGATCCGGACTGGAAGAACCCTGACCGCATGAATGTGGGAACGCAGGAGTATATCGCTCATTTGGCTGAGGAGGGTCCTAAGACTGCTGAGGACTTTTCTCTTTGGACCAAGATTAAGCATTATCTTATCAAGTTACTGAAGAAGCTTGGTGTTCGTGTGCCGGGACTTCTCAATGACAAGGATTTGAGATACTACCTGATGAAGGCTGGCAAGGCTCTCCATGTTTGGGACGAAATGCCTGAGACACAGCAGGAGGCTATGATGAAGCAGGCTAGCAATGCTGAAATCAAGGATGCGCTATCTGATGGTGCTGGTAAGGGCAAGCCGAGACAGAAGAAGGGCGAAAGCACTATTCAGTACATGAAACGTGTACAGGAGTGGCGTAAATGGCAGAATGCACGCGAGGATAAAGAGAACCCAGAGCCTCCAATGTTCTACGACATTGATAAGGATGAAGCAGGCAAAAAGGAATGGGCACAGCTCAATAAAGACTGGCGTGAACGCCACCACCTTGTTGGCGAGGAACCTACTGGTATGCCTATCCGAATGGAAAATGAAGAGGATGATGCCTACATGAATCGTATTCATGAATATGAGAAATGGCAGGCAGCCATGAAGGACCAGGAAGACCCTTTGCCAGATATGTTTGCCTTCGAGAAGAAGAAGCAGGAGGAGGTGAAACGCAAGTATGAGGACTGGCTGGCCAAACATGATCTGCTGGAGCAGCAGCAAGCCGATCTGGACTTGTATGAGGGTAAGATTTACCCAGCAGAGACCAATCCGAAGGCTGATGCACTGGAGCAGCAGGTAATGCAGGATTTGGCAGAAGTGACCAGTACGGACGTGAGCAAGGAAGGTGCAGCAATGACCGTTAAGCATGCCGTGATTCATAGACGCAAGAATATGGAGGAGGCGAGTGCAGATGATGCCATCTATATCAATGATGTGAAGAATAGAATCGAGAAGATGGCTGATAGCGGAGTTTTTGACAAGTTGCTATCTGATTACAAGGGAAAGAAAAACAGGGCAGAAAAACTTGCCGAGACTATACCTTATATAATAGAGGCTCCTAGACGTTTGCGTGACATGGCGCACAATCTGAATGCCACTGGTGTTTTTGATAAGGGACATATCCATATCCAGCCAGCTGATGTTGAGGCTATCCAGCCATACGTGACAGACTTGATTACCGAGACAGCAAAGAAGCATACAGAGATTAAAAAAGGCAAGGAGATAGAGGTATACGATGATCCTAAGGCTGTTAGCGAGGTGGCAAGCAAAATGGCTCAGGCAATTAATGCCAATCACCAGGGTGAAGAAGGTTTTGTACCATGTGATGGAACGGACATCCTCAGTAAACATGTTTTGAAACTCGTAAAAGAGAGGGTAGTGCCTGGACGTATCAATTATAAGGAACTTTCTCCTGAAATGCAGGCTGCCATTGATTCCATCCGTGACTGGTATAACTATACCTACGACTGGTTGATGGATAATCATACTTTGAAAGCTGGCACTGGTTATAATGTTGACTACGTAAATCATATTTGGGATAAAGAGAAATCTGATCCTGAGGCGTATGCTACCTTTGTGGAGAATAGGCAGCGCACCAAGAGCCCGAATGAGAAGCCGAGAACCATCAGCACATTAATGGAAGGTATTTATGCCGGACTTGTGCCAAAAACTACTGACATTACGAAGATGATGGCATATTACAGCAGAAGTAATATTGAGGCTTGGGCTAACAAGACCATGTTGCAGGAGTTGACCGGACTGAACGTGATAGAGCGGAATGAAAAAGGAGAGGTAATTTCTACTGATCCTCTACTTTCTTCTTCTGCTCCATTCAATTTGGAGCAATATAAGTACTTTGAGATTCCGGGCGTAGGCCCTGTATGGGTATATAATGTATCTCCAAAGCAAGTGAAGGTGAAGAATCCTATCACTGACAACGAAAAGGTGATCTATAGTGAGGCTAGTGCCGGTGACAGATTTGGAGTTGTGTTTGATACCTATCAGTCTTCCCCATTCTGGAAAACGTTTGATACGCTTGCTTCTAGTGCCAAGAAACTAGAGCTTGGCTTTAGCGGTTTCCATGCAGGAGCATTGACGGAGGTTTATATGGTACAGAATATGGTGGAGTTTGGACCTAAGAAGGCCATGGCTAACTTTATGAAGTATATCTTTGCTGATACTGCCAAGAATCATGAGCTGCCTTGCTTTGCCAATCCGCAGGATTTCCAAGAGGCTGCTTCCCATCTGGTGAAGTTCGGAGCGACCAACGACTATGCTGCAGCGGATGTACAGAACATGTTTGATAACATGCGCGATGCGATGATAAAGGTGCAGGAGAAGTTGAAGGACGGAAATAAAATTTCCGGAACGGTGGCTAAGGCTTCTATGCCATTGAAGGTGGCAACGCAGATGCTTTCGCTCATCAATAAGGGTATGGATGTAGCTTTGTGGGATTTCCTTCATGACGGACTGAAACTTGCTACCTATCGTATGAGGGCAGACAAGACCAAAGAGCGTGCCAAGAAGAAGGGTTGGACTGAGGAGGAACTGAGCCGGGCTTTGGACGAGGACGGACAGTTTGTGAACGATATGTTTGGCGGTCAGCATTGGGATATTGTTGGAGCAAGTCAGCGAACAATAAGATTTGCAGGAAGATGCCTACTCTCCCCAGATTGGAACAAATCAACAACTAGCCATTTCCTGGCTATTACAGGTTTTGGATCAGTATGGAATGAGGCTACCTTTGAGAACTTCAAGCAGTACTACCAGAGACTCTGGCATAAGGAGCTTCTGCCGGAGGATGAGGGTAGAAGGAGCAGACAGATTTCGGCTTTGCTCTGTTATGGTATCGGATTCATGGTATTTTATGAGGGTATTGCCAATGGCATCAATGCTGCTTTCCGTGCCTTGGACGAGGAGAAGGAGCGCAAAAAGGCTGAGGAGATCAGGAAGACAAACCCAAGCTATAAGAGCATGTATGAACTGGCTTATGGTGACGAGGGCATGAAATGGTATGACTATCTGATGAGAGGCAACAGCCTTGGCCAGCAGAGCAAGATCTTCTTAGGCAGATATGAAGATGGTACAGAAATGTATGTGAGACATGGTAAGCAGTTTCGTGAGGTTCCTGAATACCTATTCAACCATAAGGGAGAACTAGAGTTCCCTGGTCCAATGGTTCAGAGAATGATAGGTAAGGCTAACCCTATGGTAAGAATGACGCTGGATGATATTAATTATCTGAGCGATTTCCAAGCCAGCCATGCTGATCAGGAGATTCAGCGCAAATATGGCAAGACCATCGGACTGCTTTATAAGGATGCTTTGTACTGGGCACCTTTCCTGATTCCGAGCCAGGAGAACAAGGAGTTCAAGGCAGTTGATTTCTTCTTCCCTTCTTCTAAGGGGTTCTCTCCATGGAAGGCTCAAAGTTACTTCAAGGACTTTATCCTTAGCGGTGACATGGAGGGTGTAGTAATGACATACCAGAGCTGCCAGCGCAATGGTATCGACCCAGAGGCTCAGATTAAGGCTGCAATCGGTTCGGTGAAGGCACTGGAAAGTGCAGAAATGAGCGATGGAGTGACTTCCTTGCAGGAGGCTAGTAAACGCTTTGATGCTGCCAAGAGTATCACGGAGAAGAAAAAGATGCGACAGAAGATGAAGAAATTCCTCTCGCAGAGTGATTACAAGGCTTTCACCCAGAAGGAGGCTCTGGACATGGTGCAGGGTTATTTGAACGGTGATGAAGACTTGAAGGAAATGGAGAAGGCTGAAAGCAAGTACCTGATGAAGGCTAAGGCAGAGGACGTGACGGAGGACTGGAGAATACAGAACGTCTGGAACGGAACCATGGAGACTTATCAGGAGTATCAGCGTTTGAAGAATGTTGATAAGGCGAAGGCAAATGCCTTTAAGAACAGCAAGACCAACAAGCGACTATTTGCGGCTAGAAAGGCTATCTCTGCTGCAAGAAGGAAGATGAATAAGGCTAAGAAGCAAATGGATGGTACGAACGATGCTGCCAAACTGGTAGAGATTCGGAATACTAGAAAGGAGCTGCTTAAAACGTTGAACGGAATGGAGTAGCCTTCGGGCTACTTCACTCTAGGAAATGTTCTATATTTCCGAAAATATGCTTTGGCCAATTCAATTTTATGTTCGATATTTCTACAAACAGAAAAAGGGACTTGCTTCACAGCGAGTCCCTTTTTGATAGTTATAAAAAATCTAATTCCAAATAAATTTAAAATAGTTATGATTAATGAATCATTTGTGTGTTTAAAATTGAAGATGTTGGAGCGATGTTATCCGAGAGAAGTACCAGATGCATTCTCTGGTTCCTTTTTCTTTGGTGATGCCCAGCGAATGTAATCAGCCATGCTGTCATCCATGCGCTGCTGTTCACTCTTCGGATTCTCCTTCTTTTTTTCGCCCCAGAGCCGTTGGACGATGCTATCCAAACACCAGGACCAATCGCCATCGAGTGTGACGAACTTGGATCTAGGAACAACGGTAACTGTAGAATCATTCTTCTTCTCGCCCTTTTCATCTTTACCTTCTGGTGATTCACCCTTTGCGGTGATAGAGGTAAAAGGAACATTATTTTCCTGAAGGAACTTTTCTACATCATCTTTTTTGCTATCGCAGAGTTTGATGTGGATAGCAACCTTGTGCTTATCTAAGGAGGTAAGGGCTTCTTTTGCCTTTCCTACCAGAGACAAGTTGCCTTTATCATCTTTAGTAATGACGCAGGCTTCATGTACATTGATTGATTTACCCATGATTTAAAACGTTTTAAATTGAAATGCGGAACAAAAATAAGGAGAAAATATGAAAAAGTAATGTTAAGTTGCGCAACTTATCACTAATAAGCGAGAAAAATGCGGTATTTTTGGCGAAAAATTAAGAATTATGGTTGACAATCATGTAATAAATGACATATCGAACTATGCAGAGCCGGGACCCGATTCACTTGAAGGAGTGAGCCGGGAGCGGTTTACGCAGAGCGAAAGCAATCTTCTGTTGCTGCAATGGGCTTGCCAATACTTCTATGATGGTGCAGAACTGAGAAAGAAGTGGAAGCGAGCGCAAGACTTCGTGATGGGAAGACAGTTGGAAGAGCTGATAGAATGGAACGGAAGAAAGATTACCATCCGGCAGTATATGGAACTGAAAGGTATGCCAATACTGGAATACGATGTAATCGGAGACAAACTTCTTTCACTCGTTGGTCTTGTGCGCCAGCAGCGCAGTACTGCTACATGTAGTGCCGTGGATCCAAACGAGGAAGACTATATCAGTTTCTTCAATGAATATCTTCGTCAGAACGACAACTTGAACGACAGGCAAGAATTAGATGCGAGAATGTTCTATGCCTTCTGTGTCTTCGCCTTTGTGGGCATGAAAACCTATTATGGCAGAAGGGATGGCAAGAATGGCATCTTTGACTATTCTGTAGACATCTTTAAGCTAGCTTTACCACCTTTCTTTAAGTATGACCTGAGCGATGTGGAATTTATTGCTGAGGCTCATGATTTGACTTGGCGAGAGATTATTGCTACCTTTACAAATGGAAGCAAGGAAGAGGCTAATAAACTTAGTGAGATCTATCTACAGACGCAGCACCATTTTGCGCCCGAACAGACATATCACCCGACTGGTGAAGCCCAGTATGCTGGAATAGATGATTTCACCCATTCTTCAGTAGTAGGCAAGTACCGGGTATTGGAAATCTGGACAAAAGAAACCAGACCAGCCATCTGGGTGCATGACTGGGAGAGTGGAGATTGCGGCTATGCTTCTCCTGACCAGCGAGCCTTCTATGAGGAAAAGAAGCGCAAGATAGAGGAATCCAACATCATGAAAGATGAGAATGGCCTACCTGTGCTCGATGAGAATGGTGAGCCTATCTACTATGTGGATCCTGACGAACTTAAGACCATTGAGATTAAGGATGAGGCTGAAACCTACTGGTTCAGAAGATATATCACACCGAATGGCTATCTGCTAGATGCCAGGGAATCACCATACTATGTGCTCAGGGACGGATTCAGAACCTCTATCCATCCATACACCTTCGTTGCCTATCCATGCTTGAATGGCGAGGTAAGAAGTTTTACGATGCGAGCCGAAAACAACCAGCGCACCTTGAATCATTATATGATGATGATTAACTTTATTGTGGCCAATGGTGCCAAGGGTACGATGCTTGTGGACGAGAACGCATTGAGCGAGAAACAGAGCATCGATGAAATGCAGGTGAACTATACCAAAACAGATAGTATTATCTTGTGGAACTCGAAGAATGGAGGTAAACCACCTCAGACACTGGTCAACAAGAGTATTCCGGCAGGTGTTGACTTCATGGTGAACTTTGCCAAGACGATGGCAAGCGAGGGAAGTGGTGTGCAGGGTGCTCTTCAAGGACAGCACCGGAATACCAGCGGTAAGCAATATCAGTTGGAAAGAGAATCATCATCTACCACAATACAGGACTTTGTTGAGAGTTTCAATAACTTCAAGGTGAGAGTAGCCAAGAAGAAACTTTACCTGATACAGGAATTTTGCACCGATGCAGACAGCGTGAAACTGACAGGTGATGAATTTGAAATTCACTTTAATCCGGAGACCATGAGGGATATGGATCTAGATGTTTCTATTGATTTGGATGCTTACAGTCCACTTATCAGAGCTGCCAACAACGATATGGCCTGGCAGATGATGGTGAGCGGCAAGATGGATCCTTATACGATGCTTACGGTAGCTAACTTCCCTGGCACAGGAAGAATGAGGAAATACTTCAAGGAGCAACTGGAAAAGCTAGAAGCTCTTCAGGCACAGCAAGCAGCCAATGGGCAGATGCCTTCTGACGGAGGACAGCAGACTGCAGCACCAGATACGCACCTGAAGGATTCCGGTGATGGAGCAAATGATTTGGCAGCTCTTCCTTCGGCAGCTATGTAGAAAAAAGTTCTTAGGTAATTCATAATATTGAACGAAATGTTGTTCAGTTCTTAGATTAGATTATTTTATAGGGTTTTTAGTTTTTAAGGTTATTTGATTGTGAAGAGGAAGCCGTGATGGTTTCCTCTTCTTTTTGTTTAGTCAATACCATGTTTCTTCTTGTATATGCGTAACTTAAACATCGGGGTAGAAACTCGGTACATGTAATATTCTTGCCATTGTTTCAACTTCTTGGCCCTAACCTTGTTGTCGGCATCGCAGCCGATGGCTCCCCATTTTGAAGGAGTGTAGTAGTAGGAGGCAGCCTTGATGTCTTCTACGTTCTTGAAGTAGCGTGTTGCCTTCCACTTGCCCATCTGGACTAATCTTCGATATGCGAGCATATCCTTTCTGTTAGGATCGTAGGTCATGATCGCAAAATCTTTATGCGACTGGTCGTAGAGCATGTAGAAACGAGGCGCACCACATTCTTTGTACTTGGCAATGGTTGCCTTGACTCCTTTTTGCCACATGCGTGTAGCACGGAAGAGTTCGATACGAGTGACGATAGGCTGGTAGATGTCTATGAGCATCTTACGCAGCAGGTTAGAATAACTTTGTTTCATTTTTCTTTTTACTTTTAATTATTAACTTATATGGACAGGCGATAGAATCGCCTGGAACGGTGACTATACAGGGGACGTATCATGCTGCTGGCTAGATAGAGGCTAGCTGCCACCACCTATGCCTGACAACTCAGCTACTACTGGAGGGCGGTTGCGGAGACGTTCACGCTCTATCTCTGACTTTGAACGGAATGGAACGATTTCCGGTGCTGGCATATCCTTTTCCACGTAGAGGGCAATGGCGCGCGCCATGACACGGTCATCATGCTTGCCGGCTACTGCTCCATAACAGTCGTTCTGTTTGTAATAGAGGAAATAGGTACATTCGTCTATTGCTGCAAGTTCTCGCTCCATATAGCCGCCATCACGGATGATGCGAGCCATGGTCTTCACTACTGCCACCTTAGTTGCCTTGTTGGTATTGAATCCCCACTTCATTTCGATATTCTTCACCTTCTTCAGTTTGGACTGTGATGCGCTATAGAGGTTATCGTATAGAGGCAGGAGGATAGGAAAAAACAACTCTGACTGGTTACCCTCAGTATTGTTCATTCTCGAATAGGCCGTATTGTTCTCGATGACCAGATAAGCATCATTATAGAAATGGGCTATCTGGGCACAGCGCATGGCTAACTGATCGGCATCGCAGTGACCATGCCACTCAGCTACGATTTCCGGTACACCACCATAGATTTCATCATAGCGGTCGAGGACTACTATATCTGAGAAGTCGGAGGTTTTATGAGAACCACCAATATCGCAGGCTACGATATACCGATGTCTGACAATCTCAGAGTTGTCGGGACCAGCCCACACCTTCAATGGTCCGCCTGAACGCTCGATGAAGCGGATGTTGTTCATACAAGCATCATCGGCAGCATCATAAGAATCACCTTCAATGTCACCCACCATGATAGGCTCAATACCTTTGCAGTCCTCTTCCATTTCTTTCAACTTGTATGGGTCGAAGACTGTAGTACCTGAGAATAGGAAGGCTTCTACATCATCAGAAGGGTATTCCTGGCGCATACCGTCTAAATCATTATACTTCTTGCACTCGTTCACATACCAATGGATTCCTTCAAGCGTAGCACCCTTGATTTCCCAAAGCCACCAGAAGTAAGAGCCATGATATTGCTCATCTTTACGATTCTTGTATAACCAGATAACAAAGTCTATTTTCTCTTGCTCTGTTTTGAATGGAAGGATATACTTCTCAATATCAAACCATGGCACGAAGTATGGAGTATAGATAGAGAGGCGTTTTCCATCCTTATCGAAAGAGTTGGCACGGACCCATTCGTCATGAAACTCATTCTCACGTCCGTTTGGCGTTGACTCCCGGACGATGAATGTTAATGGCACGGTGACACGGATAGAAGAAACCGCAGCATTGATTACCTTCTGAGGTGTCCACTCGGTAGTATTCGGGAAGAAGGCTTCCTCTGTGATATGTGCCATGGCAGCATCTGCAGAACGACATGATTCAGGGTTACGAGCGGAACCTGTTTGTATCTTGCAATCGCGTGGTATGAGATACTTGATGTTATTCTGTGTGCTTGATGTTTTGAGTTTGCGAGGATCCTCTTTAAAAGGTATTCCAATATCATAGAACAGCCATGTAGGAATGGCATTCATCAATTTCTCGTACATATCGAACACCTGGGTGGCAGATGATGACTGGTGACCAATGATGTTGCTATTCCAGTTGATCATCCAGAATATCTGAATCCATCCCATATAGACATCTGTATCAGTAGAACCACCCCACTGGCGGCATTTGAGGAGTATAACCAGAATAGAGCCTAGTACGCCATGAAGTCGCTGTCTTTCAAACTCCTTAGTAAGACCAATCTGTCCATGGTTGAGGAGAAAAGGTATATCTTCACCACCATCCTTATTCTTGATTCGGGCGTAGGCGTAGGCGAAGAAATAGAAATCGTGCTTACAGCGCAGGCGTATGAGGTAGCGGAAGACAGCATCGCGAGCCTTCTCTTGGTCGAAGTCTGGCATGTACTTATCGCAAAAGGCCTCGATGGATCCACACTTGATGATGGCGCAGAACTTCTTTTCCTTCAACATTTCTACCGGTAGCCAGAGCTTCTTTCCATTCAAAAAATCAGTGATGACGCATTCGAATCGAAGTCCAGGGGCATTCTCTCCAGTAATGGGACGATAACTAGCGAGGAGACTTTGGAGTCTTCTCGCATTTTCTTCAAGAATCTCTTTGAGCTTCTTATCAGAAATCTGCTGCTGAGGTCGAACCTTTAAGGAGGATTTTGCTACTGGCATTCGTTATATATAATAATGTTAAGTGTTGAAAGTTAAATGTTAAGTGTATTGGCATGTCGGATAAATCTCTCTGCCTTGGCATAGATGAAACCTAAACAGAATAGAACTATGTGGAAGATACCAGCTATGTAAGGGAGAAGGAAACCTATAGCCATACCGAGCACCATCTGCCAGAAGTAGATGCGGTGATACCGATAATACCATTGCGCAGAGAATCCCATGAAGAAAGAAATCAATACGGATGCACCCAATACAGGTAATGCCGGATAGTATATGAACGACAACAACACCGAGCAGAGCCATGCTGCCAGTAGGCGATGGAAGCGGAACTGATGATGAACCATCAATATGCACCAGCCGTTGATACCCCAGTGTATAAAGTTGGCATGACCGAACATATAGGCGAAATGGGTGTATAATGGCGATGATGGAGACACAGCCAGCGAGGCATGAAGCGGAATTATGAAAGCCATCAGGAGGATGATGAGAAGTGTAATATATAATGTACGCATAATGGAAGTGATTTATCGAGTTATGAATGATGTTTTCTTATTGCGGAAATAATTGTTTATTTTCATCTGTATATATCTAGGAGCCATGCCCAAATTGGGTGCAGGAAGATTCAGGCATACATACACAAGATTTTTGGTATTGTATTCCTTGTATTGATCCATCTGCCGGAGACGCAAGAAATCCTGATAGAAATCTTCAAAGAGTTTTTCTTTCATGGCTTGGTATTTGCCGAATTTAGGCTTTTCCCCCTTGATGCGTTTACATACATACCGATAGGCTGTGCTATCGGCGAGATAATAGCAAGAGGCAGGCATCTTGGCGATGTAATCGCATATCTTAGCCATGGTGGTAGGATATTCTACCATCCTCTTGGCCTTACGAAAGAGCAGATACATTTCTTGATCTCTTTTAAGGTAAATTTCGGATATGGAATTTAGATGTTTCATACCAGCAAAATTAATTCATCAAGATGCAGAACTTATCACAAAGTAATGCGAAATTTTCCTTAATTTAGCACACAAATATTAAAAATGAATATTTATGGCAAAAGAAACTATTGATAATCAGAATGTTAAGTCAAAGCGAGATTCTTTCAGAGAACGTCTTGCTCAGCGTTATCCGGACTTGAATATGGACGATGATGAGGCTGTTTATGGTCAACTTTCGACCGATTACGACCAGTATGACCAGAATAAGCAAAAAATGGATGATTTCAACAAAATGTTGCAAGACAACCCTCATGCTCCAAGTCTGGTGACAGGTCTTGTTACAAAGAAAAATGCCGATGGCAGCGACTTCAATTTTATCGATTTCATTATTGATGAAATGGGTCAGGACTATATTGATGCCATCAATGGTGACGAGAAGGCTAAGGCTCGTTTGAAGGCTAGTGAAAAAGAGAAACTTGAAGCCAGCGAGAAACTTGCCAAAGAAAAGGATCTTCTTGCAGCCAACATAAAGCAGTCGGATGATGAACTTGATGCAGCCATTAAAGAAGCGAAGTTGAAGCCTGAGGCTATTACTGAGTTGATAGAGTGGCTATACAAGCGTAGCGATGATGGCGAGGATCACGATGATGATGGTTTTGTATGGCGTGCAGCTCGTTATGATCTGAAGAAAGAAGACTTCTTGCGCCTCTTCCAGATAAAGGACTTCGACAAGGCTGTGGCTTATGCAGAAGAGCGAGGCTATAAGCGTGGAAAGAACGAGAAGATAGACCAGCAGAGGCAGCTTCACGATGGGAAACAAGGTGGCAAGAAGAATATCAACATTGATGGTGGCGGTGGTGCTCCTTCACTCCCCAAAGAGAAGAGCCGTACTGAACAGGTGTACAGCAAGATGATTGGAATGTAGAATTAGAAATTTATAATTAATAATTTTAAATGTATAGATTATGAAACAGTTTAAGAAATGGTTTGGTTTCATGATGGCGATGCTCGTCATGATTCTTAGTGGTGGAAGTTCTTATGCAATGGCTGAAACGGCTCCACCTGTACCAGGTGGTGGTATTCCTGCTGGTGCAGGTGGCGGTGGTGCGACAGGTCCTTTGGATGGTCCCGGTGTAGGTGGCTCTGGTCCTCAGTGGCAGGGTGGTAGCCAGGAGCAGCAGGAAGCTATGGGTAACTGGGATTACTATGTTGCTCACGTTAACCCAACAGTCGTAGAGATGAAACTGGAGAGTTGTCCTATTGATCAGATTTTACGTGCATCCAAGAAGATGACTCCTATCGACTCTGTTCGAGTAGAATACTATTCTATCGGTCAGAAGCCTATTATGTCAAAACTTACTACTCAGGTTAATAAGCAGACCAATGGTAATTCTGTAACTTTCATCGTGGAGAATCCGGCAGCTTTCGATAATGGTGATGTTATTATGGTAGATGGCATCTATGGCTATGATGAGACAGGTACGAATAAGAGTACTTTGATTCCTCTTCAGTTCCGTGTAATCAGCCATGATAATGACAATAACCCTATTGCCTACGCTCTGAATGGAAAGAAAAACCCTTCGCGCGGCAACCGTGACTTTGAAGACAATATTCCGGTAGGTACAACTCTGATGCGCCTCGGAAGAGCCGCAGGCGAGAAAGAGGTTGAAACTGGTAGTTATTACTCTATGCCAGATAAGAGCTTCCAGTATTGCCAGCGATTTATCATGCAGGTTGAGGAGTCTCTTATCAACCGCATGAGTAAGACTCAGGTAAAATGGGACTTCACACGTCAGGAAAAAATGGCTATGGACGATATGCGTTATGGTCAGGAGCGAAGTGGTCTGTTCGGTGTAAAGAGCATGTCGAATGGTGGCGAGAAAGTTGGTTTGACCTATACCATGGGCGGTATTTACTGGGAAGCAGGCAAGGACTTGCAGATTGGCCATTGGGCTGTCAAGAAAGATGAGAATGGTGAAATTGTTAAGGCAAAGGTAAAAGTACCTAAGCCAGAAGGTACCGGTGGCGAAACTGTAGAGCAGGAAAAAACAGTATATGAGTATGTGATCAGCGAGAAGGAACTTTCTGCTTTTATTGCAGCAGTATTGAAGGGTGCTGGTAACTCCAGCCGTACGAAACTTCTCTTCGTTGACAACTTGATCTATCAGGCATTTGCTAACCTTCGCTCTAACAAGCGTATCATTACCCAGACCGAAAAGGACTATCAGGGTTGGAAACTTGATTTTGAGAAGTTCGAGAGCATGGGTACAAAGATTCTGATTTATCGTCACGATGCTTTTAACTCCTGGGGTATGGATGGTAGAGCGTTCTTGCTGGATGCTCGTTATCTTGACAAATACGTATTCGGTGTATGGAGCAGAAACGAGTTTAATGCCAAGGACTTGCTGATTCGCAACACCGCAGGTGTGGTAATGGAGGAATATAGCTGCTGGGTACTGACCTTCCCTGATGCTCATGCGCGTGTAGCCCGACCAGTCTTCACTGGTGATGGCGTTACAGATGAGCAGATTTTGGAGGCAGCGTAATCATTGTATAGGAAACTGATAGTTTTCTACATATATCAATCTAGGGGATAGTTGAGGCTAATACAGTCTCACTATCCCTTCTCACCATAAACACAAATAGATATGTATAGATTTGTAGCTAAGAGCATGCTCATTTTTGTAGTAACTCTGCCGAGCGGACTGATCAAGAACATTGAGTTTGAGCGGTGCAGCAACGATGCCTATTCGTACATTACGGATAACAAGCAGGTGGCAGAATGCATCAGAAAACATCCTCTTACGAAGGCAGGTCGTATCATTGATGAGAGCCAGCCGGAAGAGGTGCAGATTCAGCAACAAAAAGAAGAGCAGGTGAAGGACGAGAATGCCCTTCATTTCGATAACATCACTAAGGCAAAAAATTATCTCCAGAAGACGTATAAGGTAGATGTAAGAAAACTGAAATCACCTAAGGCTGTGAAGGAGAAGGCTAAAGAGCTGGGTGTGGTGATTGAGTTTTAATAATATAATTTTCTTGCGATATGGAAGCATTGATGAGTGACCTTGTGAAGGAAATGCGCATAGCTATGGACGAAGTAATCCATGATGAGGTGAATGACATCATTACGGATGATTCGGACACGGAAATGAAGCAAGCCATTGAAACGGCAGCACAACAGATATTGCTGCAAGCACCGGCACAGATGATTCTCCCCAAAAGGGTGGAAGTTTCGCTGAACGAAAGCGGCAAGCAGGATTATGATGCCATCCAGACACAGTTTACAGATGGTCATGGATGCCTGACAATTCCTGAAGACTGGCTGAGACTTGTAGAGTTGAGGCTACGAAGTTGGCAAAGCACGCTGACTATGCTGATGGAACCGGGCAGCAAGGAGGCTCAGATGCAAGCCTCCCGGTGGACCAGGGGAACGCCCCAGAAACCAAAGGGCTTGATTACCACATCGCCAACTACAGGAAAGCGAGTGCTGATGTACTGGACTGCCGGAAGGTATGATGCCAACCATGCACCTGTTGGAGCTGTATATGATCATGAGGTTGAACTGTTCACGTATATACCTTATCACAAGTTAGAGAATGTGTATTCTACTGATACTGGGCATGAAAACGAAGTGACCGACCAGAAAATCATCCTTTCCCTGACAGATGAATGCAAGAAATATCTCATTTATCGTGCTGTTTCAATCTTCCTTGTAAGCAAGAAAGAGAGTGAACTGGCAGAAAAGTATAACCAATTATCTCAAATATAATATTTTATGGCTAACGATATAGATAAAACAAGTCCTCACTACAAGGGTGATTTTGGCAGCATCTATGAGGTGAACAAGAAGTTCCCTACAGGAGGTGTTGCTGGCGACTTTGTGGTGATAGAAGGCTGGGCACATTACTGGAATGCGCCCAGAGGCACTTGGTGTGTGAATGCCGAGAGAGATAGTTATTGGGATGAGTTGATAACGAGTCTTATTGAGAAGTTTAAACTCATTAGAGGTGCTACGTATATGGGCGTGGCTAGTCTTGCCACAGTGCCAGAGAAGTTCGGTACAAAGTTGTATTATTTTGCGACCGAAGCCGGTACATATAAAAATTTTGGTGATCTCGTCGTTCCTCAGGGTATCAATGTGCTTTATTCTGAGAATGGCAATAGCTGGGTAAACTCTACTTTGCTGGAAGTGGTTCAGCAACCAGGAAAGTCTGAGGATAAGGTAATGTCTCAGAAAGCAGTGAGTGATAAACTCAGCGACTTAAAAAACAGTCTTGTCGTCCTCGGAGAGAAAGAATACAATTCAATCAACAAGAAGGATGACAAGATTTATTTTGTCTATGAGGAGGAATAGGGATGATTAGGGCATTTGGGCATGACATCGCTATAATACTAGCCAAGGGCAGGATTATTGCAGCAGTATATCAAGGTACGAAACTAGTTTGGCAGGCAATACGTTCTTGTTTCGGTGCCGGCTATTGGGTAAACGAGAAGCCGTGGATAGATAACGAAGGGTGGAAAAATAATTAAAAGTAATAACAATGGCAAAAGTTTTTGACAATCCAATAACTCTAGACACTGACTGGGGAGGTGATGCTAGTACAGGAAACCTTCCAGTGTCAGGAAGACGAGTTCAGGAACTAATCAAGAAGACCTTCACCAAGAAGGGTGGATGCGTACAAATTAAAGATAAGAAGTTTTTGCAAATATTCGCAGACGAAGCATCCATGAAAAAGTATAATTCCGACACGGAAAAGTACGAAGATTTAGTTGTATCGCAAGTTCAGCTTCCGAACACCGGAGCTACACAAGCGACAATGAAAAATACGATATTAGCCGCACCTAGCGAGTATACGACCGCTGGGAGTGCAGAGACTTTTAAGTTTAAGTATTTGTCTTATTACGAGAATGAGGATGACCTTTCTCAGGTTAGCGGTTCTTGCACGGTCTATGTTGCAGGTACGCAGCGTGAGAGAATAACCTTGCGCTCTGGTAATACATACACTATAGACGTAACTAAGTACATCGGGGAGGACGTAACTGAGATTAGATTTACTATAGACAATGCAGAGGGAAGTTCTAGAAGCTATGTTTACGAAGTGACGATGGTCAACCTTATGGTATCTTCCAGCTTCGACAGCGTGGCTGCATACGATGGTGTTATCACTTTCGTTTACACCCCTATCGGCAACATCAAGAAGACCGTCCACATTATTTTGGACGGCAAGGAGATACACCAAGAAGAAACTGAGGTCAACAACCGTCAGCAGACCTTCGATATTCCAGCGCAAGCACACGGAGCGCATAGCCTGGAAGTTTATCTGTCCGCATCCTTGCAGGGTTCGGAACTGGAGAGTAATCACCTTAACTTTGCGCTTGTCTGTATCGAGCAAGGAAACGAAACCCCAATCATTGCTAGCACCATGGAACATATACACATGAAGCAGTACGAGACGGTTTCCATTCCTTTTGTTGTTTACGACCCACTGAACAGCCCAGCAGACATTGCTTTGAAGATTAACGATTCCATCGTGGCAACCCGAAAGGTTGACCGCACACAGCAATCGTGGGTATACAAGTCGATGAGCCAAGGCGACGCCACTATGACGATAACTTGCAGAAGTGTAAGTAAGACATTCCAATTGACTGTAGACAAATCTTCTATCACATCAGAGGCAGAAACTCAGAACCTTGAATTGTTCCTTACATCGCAGGGAAGGAGTAATCAAGACACAGACAGGGAAACATGGGAGAATAACGGAATTGCTGCTTCGTTCTCTGAGATGAACTACATAACCAACGGATGGATAGTCGATAAGGACGGCAACACAGCCATGCGATTGAGCGGTGGAGCGGCAATGACCATTCCTTTGAAATTATTCTCCAAGGACATCAGACAGACTGGCAAGACCATAGAGATTGAGTTTGCTGTTCGCCAAGTGATGGACTATGAAGGTGTTGTTCTCTCTTGTCAGCAGGGCGGCATTGGTTTGCGACTGACCCCAAACACAATATCCCTAACTTCGGAGCAGTCCACACTGGAGACCAAGTACAAGGAGGATGAGCGAGTACGTGTGTCCTTCGTGGTTGAAAAGCGAGCCAACAACCGATTGATGCAGATTTATATCAACGGTATCAAATCACAGTCACTGCAATACCCAGCCAATGACGGATTCGTTCAGCCATCGCCAGTGGACATAACTGTAGTATCATCTACAGCCACAATAGACATATACAATATCAGGAGCTACTCTAACAACCTCAATGCACAGCAGCTCCTGGATAACTATATTGCAGATATGGACGATATAGACAAGAAACTGGCTATTTTCAACCGTAATCAAGTCTATGATACATACGGCAATTTGAGTTATTCTAAGATGCTGGAGCAGATACCTTGCCTTATCATTACTGGCGAGTTATCGCAGTTTAAGGGAGACAAGAAAACCGTGAGCATTGAGTACGTTGACAAGAACCATCCAGAGAAGAGTTTTACTGCTGATGGTGTTGTTTTGAATGTACAGGGTACATCTTCCCAGTACTACCCCCGAAAGAACTATAAGGGGCAGTTTAAGAAGGGTTTCAATATGACAGAGAGCGGAAAGCATCAAGACATGTTCACGCTAAACGAGGAGGCAGTGTTGCCAGCAGCAAATTTCTGCTGGAAGGCTGACTTTGCCGAGAGCAGTGGCACACACAATACTGGTTTAGCTAACTATATCGGGTGGATGCTTCTGCAAGCAGGTATTCTGACCGAGCCACAGAAGAAGAATGCATTGATACGTACAACAGTATACGGAGAGCCATGTTTGATTTTCCACAGAAGCAAGGCAGGGGATACACCTCTGTTCATCGGCAAGTACAATTTCAACACCGACAAGAGCGCAGAGAACACTTTCGGCTTTGCAGAGGGGGACGAATCGTGGGAGTTTCTGAACAACACCAGCGACCGCTCTAACTTCCGTTCAGCAGACTTTTCAGATGATGGCTGGAAGCACGATTTCGAGAGTCGTTATCCGGATGGAAACGAGGATATTTCCCACATGAGGGAAGTATTCACCTGGGTGGTTTCATGCAAGGATGATATAGAGAAGTTCAAGGCAGAGTTCGCTGAGCATTTCGACAAGAAGACGATAATTTTCTACTACATCATCACTTTGGTTTTCGGAATGGTTGACCAAAGGGCGAAGAACCAGTTCCTAACATTTTATGTTGGTGGAAAGTGGATTTTTATCTTCTATGATAATGATACGGTCTTCGGTATCAATAACGAGGGCGCAATTCAGTTTAGCTACGATATAGAAATACATGACATTATCGGTAACTTGAATGTATGGAACGGTGCAAACTCCTTGCTTTGGGAGCTTGTGGAGCAGGCTTTTTCTTCCGACATCACGAAGATGTACCAAGACTTGCGTCAGAAGGGCATTCTAAGCTACGACAAGATTATCGAGTTCTGCAACACAAGACAGAGCGACAAGTGGTGCGAGAGCGTCTACAATGAGGACGGGTACTTCAAGTACGAATCGCCTTTGATTGACGGATATACGGACTATTCTACTGGAACTGCGCAGACCGTGAAGACTGGTGCGTTTCTCTATGCCCTCCAAGGTAGCCGAGATGCACACAGAAGATGGTGGCTCTACAACCGATTCAAGTACATGGATTCTAAGTTCCAGGCAGGCTCTTCGTTGTCTGACTACATTACTTTCCGAACTTACACACCGAGTGTGTGGGTAGGTGTCGAGCCAAAGGCAGACATCACCATCGGTGCGTTCTCGGCAATGTATGGAACTATTCGCTGGGGTAGCGTGACCAAGAGTGAGAGAATGCGAGAGGGAGAAGTGAAGACTATCACTGCACCTGCTGGCATTAAGTTCAACGACACAGAGACCATTATCTACAATGCTTCTATGATTAAGACTATTGGCGATTTGTCGGCTCTATACGTTGGAACGGTTGATGTATCGAAGGCAACGAATATCACGGAGTTAATTATCGGTTCTTCCAAGGCAGGCTATCAGAATCGAAACTTCAGCGTTCTCTCGTTGGGTAACAATGCGAAGTTGCGCAAGCTGGACATTCAGAACTGTCCTAACTATACAACAAGCATTGACGTGAGCGGTTGCGAGAACATAGAGGAAGTGTATGCAAAGGGAACGAAGGCTACAGCCGTGAATCTTGCTGAGGGTGGTGTGCTTAGAATTTTGGAACTCCCAGCCACCATTACCAACTTGACTTTAAAGAACCAGCCAAAGCTTGGTACTGGTTTATCAGTAGATTCGTTGGCGAACGTAACCACGCTTGTTATAGAGAATTGCCCGAATATCGAGCCACTAGACATTGCCGAGGAAATCCTTTCCTCGGACAACGCACTCGTATACGTAAGATTCACCAACATCGATGCGCTGAAAGCCAATTTCTCGATACTCAGCAAGCTGTCGAACATCAAGGGTGTCGGAGACAATGGGGAGTACACTTCAATCGCATATTTGAGCGGAAAATATACTGTGCTTAAAGCTACTGAGGAAGACATCGAGAGAGTGAAGAGTATTTTCCCTCATTTGACAATCACAGCAAGAACCGTACTGAAAACAATATTCGCCACCTTCAACGTGGTAAGCCAGTACGGAGCAATAAAAGGAGCGACCGTGGAAATCAATGACTTGACATACGACCTTTCATCGGGAACGGTAAAAGTGCCATTGGCAGAAGGAGAACGCTACGATTACGTTATCCGATATAGTGGAGGCGAAGATAGAGGAACCATTCAGTCTCGTTCGGACACGACAATATCAAAGTCGTACAATATTGAATTTGACATAATGACGTTGAAGCCAGAGCCTAATGGAAAGATGCAAGTTTTGTTGGCTGGTAACTCTGTGTCTATAACTGCTTCAGGTGGTTCTGTCAATATAGATTGGGGAGATGGAAGTACAAGCAATGAAGGCTCACATACTTATACGGATGGTAATGCTTTTCATAATGTATCTTTGGATTCAGTCGAAGAAAAAAATGCACAGGTAACATTTGGAGAAGGAAATATAGTAGCCTTTTGGACGGTTGGAAATACACCTATAGGTGTAAGTACGCTAATTGAACAAAATAAATTAGAGTATGTAAGTGAAGACGTATGTCTCAATTCATTAGATATAGAAGGCTTCTTTTATGGATGCTATAAGCTAAAGGAAATACCAAAGTCCGTTTTTATCTCAAATGGGGATTCAACTACTCTTAATAGTTATAAAGATTATGAAAGAGGACTTTTTGCCCATTGTTATGGGCTCAAGTCTATTCCTGTCGGATTGTTTGACAATTTTAAAAATGTAAAAGAGTCTCTCAATACTTTTGAGAGTTGTGGTATAGAGAGTGTTCCACGGGGATTGTTCGACAAGATGGAAAAACTAACTAGCATTGATAGTGATAGTTATGATTATGGAAATGCTTATGGAACTTTCACGAATTGTAGTTTATTAAAAGAAGTTCCATTTGACATCTTCGACAAAAATCCTATAGAAGTTTTTCATGGAACATTCAAGGATACTAAACTGTCTGTTGGTTTACTACCTGTCAGCTTAAAGAGCCCAGCCGCAGCTCATAATACTGTTTACAGAGGTTGCCCGATAGAAAAAATCATAGGAAGAACAGAGACACCAGCAACAATAAATTCATACTGCATTCCTAAAAGAGTCTTGAAGATTTACGTCCCAGATTCAGCGATAGAGACCTACAAGGCGGCAACGAACTGGAATGTATTTGCAGACAAGATTGTCGGTTGGAGCGAGTTGACAGAAGAAGAGAGACAGAAGTATGGATTAACAATATAAACTATTAGGATATGAAGATAGACAAAGACAACGACAAGCACATCATCGCTGATGATGGCAAGATGTTCGAGCGCATCGCAGATGGCACGAACTATGGAAAAGAGATTTATCTAGGGTATTCATATTTCATTGGTGGGGAGAAGTTGGACGTTCCCCACCTTGATACGCCCGAGGACTTCCGAGAGGTTGACGAGCCAAAGGAAGATGAACAAAAAGAGAACAGAGATGAATGAACTATAAGTCTCTGAGTTTAGAAACTTAAAAAATAGATATATGAAGAAGAATAAGAAACAATTACATGAAGCACTGGCTGTGCTTCTTACTAAATTATCATCAGCAATGGACAATCCATTGCTGATGGATAACTACGTGGTTAAAGCCTTGCGCACGGTTCTTTTGGAATACAAGGAATCGGGTGAGCTTTATGATGCCTACAAGGAGCAGATACAATCTACAATGGAGAGTGACAATCCTTGGATAGGTATGCTGATGAAATCGATTGGCGGTGATGCCTCTGTCAAAGAGAGCATGACCGATGAAGCCATCAAAGGGATGGTAAACTCTATGTTAGGAGAATAAACTGTGATCAGATGGGTATAAATATAATAAGGTGTAACTCTTTATAGGGCTACACCTTATTATTTATAGGTCAATAAATATCAGATGTACATAACAAATGAGCTGCAATCTGTATGATCGGAGGCCTTTCAAAAATAATTTGCTTACAGATTGTTACTTTAGCAAAGTTTAACTATAAGATATTGCGCAAAATGAATAAAAATGCGCAGAAAGTTGTAATTTTGTGCCAAATTCTTACTTTAAGAACTATAATTGTAATCAACAACTAAGAAAAGGAGGTTTTTTATGACACAAGAACAAGAAGCCGAAGTCCAACGGTTGATAAAGGACATTGATGTGACAGAACTGATGAATATGCTTAAGAAGCATGGTAATCGGTATAGCAGAAGAATATTGAAGTTTTTCAGATGGTTTTGTAAGTATGTGCCTATCATTATTATGTGCTTTCACGCTTATGGAATATGGGAGTTCTCTCAGCATCCCCGTGAGATGTTTATCCCCTATAATGAAAATATGCCTTGCTATATCTTTATTTATTTCATGGTTTACGTCCTGCCGATGGTGACGATACTGGCAAGTAGATTTTTCTTCTTGTGCCAGCGGTATCGCATTCCATTTATATACTTCTTAGGTATCAATGCGGCTCATATTGTAGAGTGGAATTGGTACACAACTAAAGATATGGTGGATTCCTGCTTTACGGTCATGGCCGTGACAGCTATATTCTATTTGTATAGCTTTGCTAAAATGTTTGTTAATGAAACGAAGATGGGCAGAAAAATTTGCTCCTGATAGAGAATGCTGGAGATAATCGGAGAATAACAGAGATTTTTAGGAATAATATTGAAAAAGAAGACTTATGAAGAAGGTACTGAATTATGATACCCTGGGATGGGCATTGAAATCATTGAGCGATGCTTGCTTTAAGGCAGCAGAACAGCAGAAGAATGGGGAGAAGGTTACGGCTTGCGGTATGAGCGATGACGATCTGGACAATCTTTGTGAACAGATTCCGTTCATGCTGAATCCTTATATGACTGCCGGGCAGGTGAAGAAGGAGGCGCATATCAGCGAATCTACCCTAAGAAGGGCTATTGCTGATGGTGAGCTGGAGAGCGTGGGGAACGCTGGGGACCATTCTCATTTCTTCAAGAAATGGGACGTTCGGGAGTTTATCAAGAAAAGACTGAAAAGAAAGAACTAAGCCCTATCGCAACACGGATAAGCGATATGAATATGGTAACATTTTTATTTGTAGAGTGTGCTATCATTATAATGTTGAGTGTTTCGTTTAATATCTTTGTTTGGTGGACAGGAGAATATAAACGCAAGAAGTGGTTGTTTGCGTGGCTAACATTTATCAATGTGATAGCGATTGCTGGAACCATCATCACTTATTTTATGGGTAAATAA